ACGAACTGCTTCCAAAAGGATATCTTTTAATTCCTCTTGGATAGCTTCTCTAACTGCTTCTTTGATAAATGATTTTAATTCACTTGGTTTCATCTGTTATAAATATTGAATTTAATAAGCTTTTAATTTAACCCAGTCAATTATTAGCTTAAGTTCATCGATTAATGTTTGATTGTTTGTTGTAAACGAAAGTTCAGTCTGAAGTAAAGCAATTCCTGATTGATTAAGGGCTAAAGCTCTTCTACGAGTTACTGTAGGGCTATAAGGTACTTCCTCTATTTGAAAAGTAAATCCTTTATAAGACCCATCGTTAACATCAGCTTGTGTTTGGTTGTTAGCTGTTTGGATTAAAGTATCAGATATATTATCTAATAAAGCATTAGAATCACATGCTGAAATTAGCACATCTAAAGCATTAAGTGAGATTATTATATTTTGTATAATTTTAGAAAATATAGCTATGGGAATTACTAAACTATCTATTCTATCTTTTTGTTGTTGAAGTTTAGAATTACCTAAATTGTCAAATGTTAATCTATCAGTAACATCACCTAAATCATTAATAGCTGAAACAGCCGCACCAGGAATTGCTGGGATTAGTTTGGCTGCTTGGTTAAGACCAGTTTTAACATTTTTTAAATTAGTAATTGAAAATAATACTATATCTAAAAAACCAGAAACCCCAGTATAAGTAGCTGTGATAACATCTAAAGATTTACCTACAGTATTTAATTTACCTACTATATTATTTCTCTTTTCAACTATAGATTGCAATATAATAGGATCAGGGCAAGAACCTGGGGTAAATTGAGATGTGAGACTTGTTATAGAAGATGGAAGTTGTGATTCTAACTCTGTTCCTTTTTGAATTAGTATTTGACCTAACTTTTGTAAGCCCTTTACTTTTCTATTATCAGGAATAGCACCTAATATTGTATTAATATCAATCCCTGCCATTATAATGTTTTACTTACTTGTGATTTAGTTGTAGTTTGCAATTGAGTAGCAATACTAGCTAATTGAGGAACTAATTGAGTAGCAGCTGCTGCTACTGCTGGTCCTCCTGTTGGAGTAACAGTTTGAAGAGCTATAGTTAAAGCTTGTAATTGATTAACTAAATCAACTAAAATATTAATAGTAGTGTCTCCTTTAAGTACGGGTTCTACTGCGTTAACACCTCCCAATAACACGCTATCTGATTGAATCACGGATTGGGGTGAATCTACATTAAAACCGTTTATAGCATTGATATTTACCGTTTTTTTAGACGATAGTAATATATGATCCTCAGTAGAGTTAAGTATTAAACGACCAGAATTTAAAATAAGCTGTTTACCAGCATATTCATTAGGTTTAGTAGGAAGATTAGAAGTATAACTAGAATAAGATGTGCTAGCTGCTTCTAAAGGAATTTTTTGAGTACTTGTAAAATATATAGAAGTATCATCATTATTAACGTCTTCTACCGTAGGTACCCATCCTTCTTCAGTTTGATTACCCTGACCATTGCGAATTATAGTAATAGGGTCACCATTTTCCCCAGTTGAAGACCAAGTATTAGGGGTATTTTTAACAGTAGAACCCAAACGAATTGAATTTCCCCACCTTCCCTCTACAATTTTATCACCTTCAAATGGTAAAAGGGGATGTATATTAGACCTTTCCTTAAAAGTAACCCCTAAAAATATTTCAGTAGACTGATCAGTTACTCTCCTTACACTACCAACCTCAGTTTGAATATAATCTTTTTGTTGAGTTGGGGGTAAAGTATTTGAATTTTGTGGGTAAGCATTGTGATGAGGATGATTCCATATACCTACAGTATTAATATAGTAGTTATTGGTGGTTCCTGTAAATTCTCCTATATCAGTGTTAGGTAAAGCTAAAATATAAACTATTTCGTTTATTAAAGGAAAATTTTTAAATGAAGGATCTATAGGACGAGCTGTTGGATATAATTGGTTTGGGGGAGTAGGGGATTGAACTAAATCATATTCAATAGTCCCTAAACCATTCCATTCTCCTAATTCTTTAAATCGTGGATGAGTTTCATCTAAAACAATACTAATTATTCTACCTGAAACTAATATCTTGTTTAATCCTAAATTAGTAAAGGTATTAAAGCTATTTTGTTTAGAATTATTAGCTACATTATTAATAGCTATTAAACCACGACTACCCGCCATTACTCCTCAGATTTAAACTTGCTTATCTCATCAAGTAATTGTTGTTTTTCTTCGTCTGAGATACCTAATGAACTTTCTCCACTTTCACTGTTCATAGCACGTTGTGCTAAAGCAGCCATTTTAATTAGGAGGTCATCGTTTTTAACTCCTATTTCCATATATTCTTTAATCAATGGAACAATAAGAGTAGCGTCACCAATTTCTTCAATCATAGGTTGAAGTTCCTTGATAAGAGCAGTTACCTGCTTATCCTTTCTTTGTTGGTTGTTATAAATCTCTTCTAGAAGATCCGAGAATTTCTTTTTACCAAATACTATTTTATCAAACTGGCTCATAGTTATAAATACTAGGTTATTTAAAATCTACATAACCGTGCTCTAGATAATATATATAGTTGCGTTTAAATATATCGTATAGTTGATTTGCTATTTTAGTAATTTTAGGTGTTTTAGCATCAACTTGTTCGCGAATATAAATGTATAGAGCTTTCTTGTTAAATACGTCTATGTCTTCTCTTTTACGGAATAGCTCTAAAATCGCATCAGCTATTTGAGCATCTTCATCCTTAGCAAAAAGTTCAAAGATATTTTCAGTACAATATTCTGTGTATAAGTCTATAAATATAGAGAGTTTATCTTGATGTGGGTCGCTTGCCGTATTTTCATCTATAACGTATGAATGGCGCTCGTCTTCTTCTACTCCTTCTACTGGGGCTTTATCTATTCTACGCTTATAGTTTCGCGTATTAGATATAATTAAATAACGTTTAGCAATAGTACCAAAGTAAGAGTATGCTTTAGCTCCTTTAGTCTGGTCATACAAGTGCATTTTAGATAAAAGGAAGGTGATTACCTCGTGTTGAAGATCTTCAATATTCTCTACCTCAGTATAGTAGAACTTAAAGGTATGAATAATATTCTCAGTAAGTTTAAAGAACGGGTAGTGAATATCTCTATGATATATCTTTTCTTTTTCTAATGGGTTTGATGATTTATTATACCTTACAATCGCATCTTCTGTCTCTTGAGTAAAGTATTGTACACCTTTTTTCTTTTTAGGGGCTACTTCTTCACTCATAATTTAACATTGTATGGTTGTAACATATCATTTAACATTTTAAGTCTGTCAAAGAAAAAACCTATTTCATCATCGCTTTGAAAAGTACCTTTAGCATCTATTTCTTTCATACGCTTATTTACAAATTCTACAGTACTACCAAGTCCATTAATATAGTCTTGATATGAGATGATAGCGTCTTGTCTTTTATTTAATTCGTCTTCGTAGCGTTCAACCTTACGTAAAAGGTTAAAGGTCGTGAATCCCATGACCACGACCAATAGTGATAAAATTATTATGAGATATATCATAGATTATCTAATAGATTTTTTAATCCTTCACTTCTAACCGAACTAAGTGCTTTTTGTTTGGCAGCAGCTGGGGTTGGTTTTTTAGTTTCTATTTTAAAGTTATTCTTAGTAGGAACTTCACCTTTCAACTTAGGTAACCACTCACGTTCAAATTCAATACGAGCAGCCATCATATCACCAAAATGGAGTACAAATGGGAGGCAAGTACGTGGCTTTTGTTCAGGCATGTAAGTCATTAGATATTTCTTATTTGCCTCATCATACAAACCATCGTGTGTTTGAATCGCGAGCATTTCGTTAAACGTATACTGGATACCGTGTGATTGGAGCATGAACAAACCACGGTCTGGGACCGAAGCAAATGGAAGTTTGGTGTTGAACATATAGTCCTCTCCTAGTTTATCTCTACGCCATTGATCAGTTTGTGGAATGTATGATTCATGTTCTTCGTCTCCCATTTTACCTAAATCATGGTTTAGGGCAGCAAACACCAGTTCCTCAATAGTGTAACCAGACATATCAGCCCCTTCATCAGACCATAATTGGTGTTGTTTTAGGGCACAACGTACAACACGAATTACGTGTTCTACATAACCCCCAGGAAAAGCATTATGGTATTCTTTTTTGTGGGCAGCAGGCATAAGCATAACTCGCTCAGCATATTGATTATAAAATTCTAATAGTTTTTCTTTGCGAGGTGAAGAGATATGTTCTTCAATAATGCCCAAAAATAAGTTCCAATTGTTTTGGATTTGTTCTGCTGTAAGATTCATAACTTTAATTTAAATTAACCTTGACGTTGTACCATCATTTTAAGATCACTGATAATATCGTGGGCCTCTTTAATAATATTTTGATATTGTTCTTTAGTTGTTGTAGGGCGAGTAATTAAAACATTCATAGAGGTAAGTTTACCTTCTAGTTTTTCAAGTTTTTGTACTGCTAAATCTGAGTTTCGCATAATCGAATTTTTTTAGTTATATAATAATATAATGATAGAGTGATATAAAATCACGCTTTATCCAATATTTTCTTTATAGTATCTTGGATTTTTTTAATATGAGCACATTTTTCGTACTCTTCTATATCTTCAAAATAACGAAGGGCCATTTCTGATGCATATAATAGATTTTCATCTGTAAATGAGAATAATGCATCTACATCTACTCTACGCTTTAAGTCTAGTTTAGAGATATAAAACCATGCTCTTGAATAGGTAACCATTTCAGCCATATCATCCATACCAGCAATTTCTTTAACTACCTCTTCTGGGAGACTTTTATAAATTTGCTTGTATAGAGATTGATGATTTAGAATGATTTTTTTAAACATCCCGATCCAAAACATAGGAGTTTCTTGGATAATGATAGAATCGCTGGCTGCTTCTGCTTGATTTTCGAGAGAAGAGCCATCAAATAAATTAAATATTTTATCGATATCCATCTGCATATACATATATGCTATAAGGGGAAAACATGTGGGTAAATAAGAGCGGTAAACAGGATTCGAACCTGCGACCCCGTACTTGGAAGGAACGTGCTCTACCAA